GATTTTTGTTTTAGACATTTATTTATTATTCTAATTAAGATGCATTTAGAATAACGCAAGTTAATATGTATAAATATATTAATGCAAGAAATAAATATTAGTAAACAAAAGGCAATTTTAAAAGTTTTGGATTATATATCTAAGGAAATATTTGACGATGATGATATAAAGTTCATAGTCAAAGAAAAAGTAATTACACCTATAATGCATATGTTGTACATTCAGTTACAACCTTATATATTAATGCTTATTGGATGTATAATTATTATAATTATATCATCATTATTAAGTTTAATAATGTTTTTTTTCATGTACCTAAAAAAATAAAGTCTTTATACTTTGAATAAGAATGTTTATAAATAGTTTTCATCATATCTTTTTCAAAACCTTTGTAATCGACAATGATTCCTGAATTGTACATTGATATCCATAGTTTATGAATGTTGTTTCTAAGAATGTTGTAATAATCTTGATGCCATTTTTCATACATTACATGTGTAGAATTATGAATTTTGGGTACAAGTATTTTCATTTTTTCTTTTTGTACATTTTGTACATTTTGTACATTTTGTACATTCTTGTTATTTTCTTGATATACATATGTTTCAAGTTCACCTTTTGCGTCAAACTTTAATATTATCATACTAAATAACTTTCTTTAAAAATTGTTTAAATATGTTTTATCTTTCATAAAGACATTTTTCTTCATACGGCATTAAATCATATGTTTCTTCTTCATTTTCTTCTGTTACATTATCTTCATATGTATCATAACAAATAAAATTGTTTTTAAGATTTTTCATAAAGTCTTTAACTTGCATAGTATTCATAAACCCAAATTCTTCCAAATCTCTTTTAATGTTCATAAATTCTACTAAGACATCATACATATCCATGTTATCAAACACTTCTTCAAAATGTTTTTGATTTTGATTTTTGTTTTTATTCTTATTGTTGTTCTTTTGTTTCTTTTTTTTATTTTTATTTTTGTCTTTTAATAAATCATCTATATTTACTTTTACAATTTCCTTATTTTCCTTTGAAGATAGCAAGTTTTCTTTATATTTCATCATTTTAAAAAAATGATTTAAGAAGTATTATATATATTATTGTTAACATCATTTTCTTAAACAAGTATCATTTGCAATGTCTGATTTTAATGAACTGGCATGGGATGTTCTAAACAACTATTTTGATGAAAATAAAAAAACATTTTTAGTGAAGCATCTGATTAACACATACAATGACTTTATCTTTCAAAAATTGGAACAAATTATAAATGGATTTAATCCAATTGATATTAACTATCAATATATACCTGAAATTGAAAATTATCAATACAATATGAAAATAAATATATTAAATCCATCTCTGTCAAAACCAATTATCCATGAAAAAGATGGAAGTACGAAAGTCATGACACCGACTGATGCAAGAGCAAGAAATTTTACTTATGCTGGAACAATTTATGTTGATATTGAAATCATTACAAATACATATAGTCCAGAAATTAACGAATATATCACAAATACCAAAAAAATCACAAACATGTCGATTGGAAAAATGCCAATTATGGTTAGAAGTAACTACTGTGTATTGAATACAATTCCTCAACATGCATGTGAAATGGGAGAATGTCCTTACGATTATGGAGGATATTTTATTGTGAATGGAAATGAAAAAATAGTTATATCTCAAGATCGAATTGCTGAAAATAAGACATATGTTTTCTTGAATACAAAAGCTTCTACATTTTCGTACATTGCTGAAATCAGATCTATACAGGACAATGTTTTCAGTGTTCCTAAAATAACAACAATCAAATTGTCATCAAAGTCTAATCAATATGGGCATTATATTAAATGCAACATTCATCACATTAAACATGACATTCCTTTGTTTGTGTTGTTTAGAGCTTTAGGCATTGAAAGTGATAAAGAAATCATAGAGTATATTTGTTTAGGTAAACATGATACAAAACTAATGAACCAGTTAATTGGTAGTGCTGATGATGGTAACTTTGTTGTTGGTCAAAAAGATTCACAAGAGTATTTATTAAAATATTTGAATGTTAATGGCCATCCTAAAGAATTTATGAGTAATAAGAACTATAAATTAAAAATTGTCGAAAATATTTTGAGAAATGAATTCCTTCCACATGTAGGAACAGATTTTAATAAAAAAGCATTGTATTTAGGTTACATGGTAAATAAGTTGCTAAAATGTTTCATTCGTGTATTACCTATGGATGATAGAGATTCATACATTAATAAACGTGTTGATACACCAGGAATACTGATGGCAAACTTATTCAGACAATACTATGGCAAACTTATCAAAGATATGAAAAATATGCTACAAAAAGAAGTCAATAATGGTTCATGGAAAGCTACTAATAATTTCATAAATGTTATTAACAAAGTCAATATCAATAAAATAATCAAATCAACAATAATTGAATCAGGAATTAAATATGGATTAGCAACTGGAAATTGGGGAATTAAAAATAATAAAACAAAACAAGGAGTTGCGCAAGTGCTAAACAGAATGACTTATAATGCAACAATTTCACATCTGAGAAGGATAAATACTCCAATTGAAAAAAGTGGAAAACTTGTTCAACCTAGGAAGTTACATGCTACACAATGGGGTGTCATTTGTCCTTGTGAAACACCTGAAGGTGCATCAGTGGGACTAGTAAAGAATCTGGCCATTACTGCTTATGTTACCTCTTCTTCTTGTTCAAATAACGTAAGAGAATATCTACAGATGAACGGAGTAATCGTTACATTTGATCCAAATCAGATCAAGAACAATACTTTAATTATTGTAAATGGAGATATTATTGGATATCATAGTGATCCGACAACTTTATTGAAGAATATGAAAAATCTAAAATTAAATGGAGGTATCAACATCTATACAAGTATTTTCTGGAAACATAGCTTAAATGAAATGCACTTTTGTACAGAAAGTGGACGTTGTGTTAGACCATTGTTTGTTATTGAAGACAATGATGTAGTTGTCAAGAAATATGACAAATCAATCAAAGAAAAGAAGTTAGGTTGGAACCAATTAACAATGCAAGGAGCTGTTGAATATATTGATGTAGAAGAAGCTAATGTTTCTATGATTGCTATGTTCCATAAAGATATTATTGATTCTGATAAGAAAAATATCAAATATACACATCTTGAACTTCACCCATCAATTATTCTTGGTGCATTAGCTGGAAGTATTCCATTCTCAGATCACAATCAAGCTCCAAGAAACACTTACCAGTGCTTATGGGAAGAAGAACCTGTGTTAATGGCAGATGGAACCTGGAAGAAAATCAAAGATGTTCTTGTTGGAGATCAAGTTGTTACATTTGATCCAAGTAATATGCGTCCTAGTTATACAAAAGTTATTAATCAATATGTCAGAAAAACAGAAAAACCAATTGTGAAAGTTACAACGGAAACAGGTAGAGAAATTATTGTTACAAATGATCATTTATTCATGACAAACAAAGGATGGGTTCCTGCTTGTAATTTAATGGAAGATAACATAAAAGTTGGTATTTATATTTACCCAACTTTTAATGATGATCACAATGTAGATAGATATAGTATTGAAAGCACTATTTCAAGGCTAACTGGATATGATTTATTTCCTGTTGATAATAAACATGAATTATATTATGAAGATATTCGTCTTGTTCCAGATTATCAAATTCAAAAATACACTGAATTACCATTATGGCTGAATACGCCATATAATGCAAAAGAGTTTATTTCAGGATTTCATGGTGCATATATGAATGAAAATGGTTTTGTTAACATAATTGATAAAGATTACAATATTATCCAACAAATTATTGATATCATGCAACAAGTATTGTTTATTGAAATTGAATTAAATCAAGATGGTTATTATATCAAAAATCTCAACGATTATATGACAAGAATTGGAATTTCATATAATTATGCATTGAATACAAGTCTTGGATTGAAGTCAGAATATACTAAATATTGCTCTCAGAATTATGAAAGCTATCCTGTATGGAGGAATAATATTGATACAACATATAATACTCAATTTCAAAAGGTAATTTCAATTGAATATCGTGATAATTGTATTATTTCTGATATTACAACTGAATCTGATAATCATAGTTTTATTGGTGGTCAAGGATTCATGGTTCATAACTCTGCAATGGGAAAACAAGCTATTGGTGTATATTCATTAAATTATAATGAAAGATATGACAGTATTGGACACATATTAAATTATCCACAAAAACCAATTGTATACACTAAAACAGCTCAAATAGTCAATACAGATGAACTTCCTTGTGGAATGAATGTTATAGTTGCAATCGCTACATATACTGGATTTAATCAAGAAGATTCGGTTATCATGAACAAATCTAGTATTGATAGGGGAATGTTTCAATCAACAGTTTATAGAACTTATAAAGATCAAAATAATAAAAATCATTCTACAGGTGAAGAAGAGTTCTATTGTCATCCTTCAAATGAAGGTGTTAAGCAATTAAAACCATATAATTACTCAAAACTTGAAAGTAATGGGTTTGTTAAAGAAAACACATGTGTTAATGGATCAGATATAATTATTGGGAAATGTATGCCTCAAAAAATTAATGGCAATATAGTCAATAAAGATATGAGTTGTTCATTAAAAAATAATGAAGTATGTTTCATTGATAGGAACTGTGTTAATGATAAATATTTCAACAACACAAATGGTGATGGATATTATTTTAGCAAAATTCGAGTCAGAAGTGATAGGATTCCAACTATTGGAGATAAATTCAGTTGTTATACATCAGATCATGAAGTGTTAACAACTAATGGTTGGATTAAAATACCAGATTTAAATATAGATCATGAAGTAGCGACTCTTGTTGATAATGAATTAGTTTATCAACATCCTACTGAAATTCAAAAATATGAATATAATAGCGAATTATATGAAATTATTACAGATGATATAAGTTTATGTGTTACTCCAAATCATAGAATGTATGCCAAATTGATGAATGAAAATTCACAATATGATTGTGTAGAAATAAGAGATCAAGTAAGACATAAAGAAGTACGTTATAAGCTAAATGCATGCAATTGGTTTAATGGAAAGATGGATGATATGTTTGTGTATGATAAGAATAATTGCATTACACATATAATTATACAAGAAACAAACAAACAAATAGATATTGAACAATTTTTGAAGACATTTGGATACTGGTTTTCTAACTACTTTAATTCAACAAATAACAATATTACATTTGATGAAAATATAAGTAATATGTTTGATAATAGGGATTTATTTCCTGATTGGATATGGCATCTTCATAGACATCAATGTAGGATTTTGATTGATGCTATGAATATCGATGTATTAGTATCCTCTTCTATAGAATTAGTTGATAACATGGACAGATTATGCTTACATGCTGGATGGCATTGTGATAAAGATTATTCTAATAATGGCGAATGGAAGATTTCAATCAGAAAAACTAATCTTGAACCTATTGTCAATGTGAATGATATTCGTATTCACAAGAGTGAAAATCTACCTTATCATAATGGTTATGTATATTGTTGCACAGTACCAAAAGGTAAAGGTGTTATATTTGTTCGAAGAAATTACAAGTCGTGTTTTTGCGGACAATCTCGCCATGGACAAAAAGGTACAGTTGGTATGATATATAGACAAGAAGATATGCCATTTACAAAAGATGGTATTGTTCCAGATATAATTATGAATCCTCATGCTGTTCCTTCACGAATGACTATTGGACAACTAATGGAATGCATCATGGGTAAAAGCTGTGTTATAAAAGGAACTCGTGGAGATGGTACTCCATTTACAGATGTTAACGTAGAAGATTTGGCAGATGAATTGCAAAAATGCGGACTTGAAAAGTATGGAAATGAGATTCTTTACAATAGTAGAACAGGTGAAATGATGGAGACTGAGATATTTATTGGTCCTACATATTATCAAAGACTAAAGCATTTAGTACAAGATAAAGTTCATTCCAGATCAAATAATGGTCCTGTTGTTCTCTTAACAAGACAACCTGCAGAAGGTCGTGCAAGAGATGGTGGATTACGTCTTGGTGAAATGGAGATTGAATGTAAATGGGCTCATGGATGTATGCAGTTTGCAAAGGAGAGATTTATGGAATGTAGTGATAACTATAGATTATTTATATGTAAACAATGTGGAATGACAGCTACAGCTGCAAATCCAGAAAAAAATATATGGTTGTGTAAAAGTTGCAAAAACACAACAGAGTTTGGAGAAGTTAGACTTCCTTATGCATGTAAATTACTATTTCAAGAAGTTCAGACAATGAATATAGCCGCTAGGTTTTTAACAAATTAGTATACATTCTTGTAAACAAATTTTGGCATTATAGATCCAACTTGAGTTTCAGCAGCTTCTTCAAGTAATGTACCAATTAAAGAAGTTTGATCCATTAATGGACTTACTCTACAAGGTAAATATGAATCATTGTAATATTTTTTATCATCTGATCCTTTATCAATTCCTATAAATCTATCTGAATTATAATTTGAAATTAGATCGTTATTGCGTTCATATACATAATCATTATAATTTTGATTTATTTTTTCATTTAAATTATTTTCGGTACTATTTGTTTCTATGTTATTTAATGAAACAATATAATTATATAATTTAACTTCGTCGAAATTGTTCAACTTCATTTTTTGTTTAAAAAACTCGATTTCTTGTTTAGTAGGATTTCTATTATAGACTTTTTGATATTGAGTATTTATCATATATTCATACTGTATTTCTGAAGTTTCAGGAACTAATTCTTGATTGATATCATTAATTGAAACGGAATTTTTTGAAATATTCTTATACTCATCAGAAGATTTCAGTTTTATTTCTAAATTATACATTGAGATTTTTTCATCAATTGATTTATTAAGTTCAGTTGGTGTAGGATTTCTATTTAATATTTTTTGATATATTGAAATTATATCTTTGTGCATATCATAATTGCTAGGATTAGTATTGTTTTGATTTTTTATATCAGATGGATACGTGTTATCTATTGTTTGTTTTGCTTCTTCTGATTTTAATTCTTCTTTTTGAATTTGCATATTTTTGTATTCATAACTTTCTAACAACATGTATTTAAGTCCTTCAATTGATATATTATTACTTTCAATTAATATCTTATTTTTTTGAATTTCTTCAGGTGTTGGATCTCTATTGTATACTGAAATATATGTATTTACTATTTGTTGTTCAATATTTGTTGTATTAGTATTAGTATTAGTATTAGTATTAGTAGTACTAGTATTTGTTGGGTTTTCAGTTGTTTGTTTGTTTATAGTATATCTTAGTTCTACAAATTTTAATATATCATTATATGTATAATTATAAGTTGTAAATGTAGATGTAATTTCGTTTACTTCATTTTTAGTTGGATCTTGATTGTTTATTTCTTTATAAGCTTTGATAATATTTGATTTTAAATTTGTCAAAAGTGTTTCAAATTCAATAATTGTGTAACCATTTCTAGACAGTTCTGTAAAATAATCAATTTCATTTTGATTTGGTTTTCTATCTAAAACATTCATAAAAGCCGTTTCTATTCCAGAATTATCATCAGTAAAATGCTCTTTAATTTGTTTTTTATGATTCATATATGCTACAAATATAGCAGCTCCAGCAACCAAAATAAAAACTATAATTTTTATAATATTTGTCATAATTGATACATAGTCCATTTTATATCAATAATAAGAAAAAATGATTCAAATGTTAATTTATGAATAAATTTTAGCTACAATACTTGCTGTTAGTAGTAAATTCATCAATATACAACCATTCATTATAAACGAAGTGATTGAAAAACTATCTTTTTCGTCTCTATTTTCACTTTCACTATCACTTTCACTTTCAACTTCTTCATCTTCATCTTCATCTTCACCACATTCATCTTGTTGTGATTTTACAAACTTACTTTCTGCATAATTGTTATCATTACTATTATAATCTTCATTTAGTCTATATTCTTTAATTTCTGAATCTGAATATATGTAATTATCATCAATATTTATTTCGTCTTTTGCATCAATAACATTCATTTCATCTTTCATTAATTACAAATTGTCGAATAAGTTTTAAATATCTTACTACTTGTGATTCATAATTCCTTGAGTTAGTTTACTAGAAATTTCAATATTATATGATTTACCCACTATATCTGATAAGTTATCATTGGACTTTAGTAATTCACGAATATTGTTAATAAGAGAAGCAGTATCTATACTAATTCGGATGTCATTTAAGTCATTTACATGTATTTTAATTTCTGACCTTGTTGATGTTGTTATACATAATGATGCAACTTCATTAATTAAATCAGCAAGCACAACTGTATTGTTACAAACAATGTCCGGGACTGTTTTTACGATGCTACATAAATCTTTTTCTTGAATTAGTTGATTGTTTTTCTTTTGTCCAATAATAGACAGTATATGTAATATACTTGAAAAAGACATGTTCTGAAAGAGAACATTGTTAAATATATTAGTATTTATATTGTATTTTTTCAAAAAAGATTGATTATCATTTAAAAATACTTCTATATTTTTTTCATTTGTTTCAATGTTTTTGATAATACATTCTAATATGTTTAAACCATCTAAAACATCAATTCTTGTAAAATTGAAGCTATTAACATCAATTGTGTTTTCAAGTGTTTTTATAATGTCTATTTTGATAATTTGCTCGAGTTTGAATATATTTTTTATAAAAAGTATTATATTTTCAGTTGATGATTCCTTGGTGAATAAATTTTTAAACCATGCAATATTTGCATTTTCTTCACTCATTATATTACTTTATTAAATTTAATTTTAAGTCATACCGCATTATTTTTTATTTAATTTGTATGTCAAAATCCCATCCACCTTTTTGATTTTACCAACAACTTCCATTTCATTGTTATTTGCTTTTTCGACATCATACAATATACCTGTACTTTTATCGAGTGCAAATCTGTTACCATCTTTAAATTTTATAATAGTCAATTTTATGTCTTCATATGTTACCTTTTTCTTAGCATTTTTTAATACATTATCTGGTTTGTCAAGTTTCATATCCATTACATATGCGTATTTTTCGTTTCTGAAATTATTATGTAAAACAAAACATTTTGTATTTTCATGAACTTTGTTATGTAACTGACAATCAACTGATGTATCTTTCATAACATTAAGAAGTTTATTCATAATATTTGCCTTTTTAATAGCAATATCATATATATATTCATCTGATGTCATGTTTTTATCATGTTTCATATCTTGTAACTCATTAAACACTGACAAGTATAAGAAAGATTCGACATGTCTTTCATTTAATGGTAGATCAATATGTGAATTAGCACGTACTGCTCTTCCTATAACTTGATTGACTCTTATATTATTCCAATATGGTTCTAATATATGAACTTGTCTAACATTCTTTAAAGAAATGCCTTCTGAACCAGATTGTGTAATCATTAATATTTTGATAACTTTGCCATGTAAATTTTTATCATTGCTAAGATGTTTTATTTTTTTATAGATTGTCTTTGGAAGTTGATCAAAATTACTGTTGAAAATATTTAACAATATCTGTATATACTCTGGATCACTATTAAATAATGCGTAATATTGTTTATTAACATCAATATCATTTATATCCCATTCGTTTTTATCATTTTTAATAATTTTGAATTCATCATATCCATTAACATTTAAAGCAAGTGATAATACACCCAAACCCTCAACTGTCCTAAATTGAGAATATACTAGACAAGTTCCTGGACATTCATTTATATTTTCAATAAGATGTTTAAATTTAGGAGAATACATTGCAATATTGTCAAGTGTAAGATATTTTTTAGCATTATATTTTAATTTATTCATTGTTTTCTCTAATAACATACTGTAATCAACAAATGTATCTTTGATGTTTTCATCTTCATTATCATCATTTTCAATTATATCATCAATATCATCCATTTCTTTTTTAAAGTCATTAATTGTACTAGGATATGGTCTTATAATATCTTGAGGGAATACAAAGTTACATATTGATCTTGAAAAACATCTATATGTGTTTCCTTTGTTTTCAAAAATATTTTCTTGATTGTTAATCTTACCCATCATTCTCATTTTCATTTCAAATTTAGTTTCTTTATCTCTTTCTATACCATATTTGACAAATTGGTGTTCAGACATTGGAACTTTTACAATTTTTAAAGGAGATGATAGTGGATATAAATCTGCTGGATATGCATGATAATATGATATTAAACCTTGTAATCTTCTTGACAACATATCAATATTAACAATGTCAGTTTCAGCAAAATCTATAAAAGATGAATTAAATTCAATGCTTTCTGTGGGAAGTAAAACTTTTGACTCTGAAATTGCATGTTTTTTCTTACTAAACTTGATGCCTAGTTTTTCAACATCAGAAATAATCTTGTCAATTACATTATCTGTTGTATCATCTTTCTTTAAGTATTCCTTCTTGCTGTCAAACTTAAATCCGTTTTCAGATGTAATAAAAGTTATAATTCCTTCTTGTAATACAAACTCTTGAACATATGGTGATTTTTCAAAATAATCTGTTAATGATGTTAAATCAACATTTGTCTTTTTACTATAAAATAAACTATGATAGTTAACTTTACCACGGACAATATTGTGTAAATATGCTAGTTCATGAGGATAATTTATTAATGGCGTTCCACTCAATAGGAGAATTTTGCAATTATTAGCATCCATTAATAAGTTGTATACTGTTGTTGCAATTTTACTTTTATTTACAACTCTTGAAATAAAGTTATGAACTTCGTCAATAATAATGAATTTGTTATCAAACGGATTGATTGTATTGTTTTCTGTCATATCTATAAGTTTTTTCTTATTTATTCCGTTATAATGTATAAAATTGTATGCTGACTTGATCATATCATTCAATTGTTTATCAATGTATTTTTTATTTATTGATGATAGTGTTTCATAATTGGATGGTTCATTTTTATTTGGAATCCAAAGTCCTATATTTTTTTCACCTGATTTTGTGTACATTAAATATTTTGCTTTTTCAAGTCTGTATAGAGCTAATGTTTTTTCACTAACATTATCTTTTTTCATAAATGTCCAGTTTTGATTAGTAGAAAACATACGATTTCCATATTTTTGTATTTCATATATAAAGTTTTGTCTTAATGATGCTGGTAACATGACACATACTCCTCTGTTTAAAAAACTATCAGAAGCTACGATTGATGCAGCTGTTTTACCAACGCCTAATCCATGATAAAGAAGTAATCCTCTATATGGACTTTTTTCTTGTAAATAGTCTCTAACAAATCGTTGTTGTATGAATAAGTTATCTTCAGATTTTAAATCATATGCAAAGTTTGTGTTCACCCATTTAGAAAATTGTGTGCTTTGTATGTGTTCCCATTTCTTCAAAGTTTTTTCTGGATTATAACGAACTTCCATTTCTATTATTTGTAAATATTATTTTTATCTTCATTATTATCTATTATTTCTTTTGAATATTCATCTGCACCCATTGGATCTGCTACAGGACAAAGACAATATTTTGTTACTGGTACATCTTTAGCTTTAACGGTATCGTATATAAAAGGAGTAACTGGAACGCATATATATTGCTCAATTACAAATATAGATGATAAAATTATAACGAACAAAAGAACAATAATATGTGAATTCATATTAAACTGAAAAAAGATAATATTTTATCTATATATGGAAATTCAACTAAACAAGTTCAATATGAACATGATCAATGATGATGCTGTAGTTGTATTTATTGGAAAAAGGAATACAGGTAAAAGTTATTTAATCAAAGACCTGTTGTATCATAAAAGATCATTTCCTATAGGTATAGTTGTATCAGCTACTGAAGGTGCTAATAATTTTTATAGCAAAATAATACCTAGTATGTTTATACATAGTAAATTTAGTAATGAATTAGTAGGAAACGTATTAAAACGACAACAATTAATAAAAAAAAACACTAGTCAAGAAGACAAACGTACTTTTTTTATAATGGATGATATGATGTCAGTTGCTAATCAATGGGTAAAATCTGAAAATGTTGCAAACATGTTTTGCAATGGTCGCCATTATGGCTGTTTGTTCATTTTATCATTACAATATGTTATGGGTGTACCTCCTGTGTTTAGAAACAATGTTGATTTTGTTTTCATTCTAAAAGAAAATATTTATAAAAGTAAAAAAAAATTGCATGAACATTGGGCTGGGATTTTTCCAGATTACAAAATGTTTGAAGCAGTATTAGAAGAATGTACGCAAAATTACGAATGTATAGTGATAAAAAATAATTCTTTAAGTAACAAAATAGAAGATTGTGTATTTTGGTATAAAGCTGAAAAATGCGATGATTTTCAGGTTTGTTTGAAAAAATATTGGGATTTAGATGCTGAAATATCCAAGAATAAAAAGAATAAACATTCGTCAAGAGTTGAAAAGGAAGAAGGATCAATTGATGTAAACGATATAACCAAATTAACTTGTGATCATAATACATGTACAACAACTGGTAATTTTTATGTTTCTAAGAATAAATGAAAACTTTGATTAATTTCATATTGTTCACAGGAATGTTTTTAATTATTAGTGGAGTTTATGAACAAAAACTTGAAGCTGCTAAAAAAGAAAAACAAATAGAATACAGATTTATACCAAGATCTCTATACGAAGAACAATTAGGAAGTAATACAACATTTGCTGAAAAAATAAAACCAATGTTTGAATCACAAAATATATCTGGATATGATCCATATATTGAAAAAAATAATGCTAATAATTTAGTTTAGTTTAAATTAAATTAAATGTTTGTTTCATTGTCAACAGGAGTTGATTCATTGTCAACAGGAGTTGAATCATTGTCAACAGGAGTTGAATCATTGTCAGCATCTGTTTTTGTAGATAACCATGTATCTTTACGTTTTTCCATTTCTTCTTTGATTTTATCCATCATATCATCTTTTCGCTTTTGATAAACATCATTTTTAATACTTTCATTTTCTTGATAATTTTTAACTAGTGAATTTAATGATGTTTCACAATACTCTTGATCTTCCAATATATTTGGATTAGGAGACCAAGGACACCAACATCCAACTTCAGCTACATATACATTGAAGTTCTTGTCAAATTTACGAATTTGCTCTACACGCAATTTAGCTTCTTCTAAAGTGTCATATGATCCACGCACTTTAATACCTCTAATACTAGTCCTGAATTCATTCCTTTGTAAAAACTCTTTTTCTAATGAATCATAATTTTTTTCTTTGAAAAACTCAAATTCTTTTTGCAAATCTGAATCATTACCAATGTACGAATATCGTTCACGCACTAAGTTAATTGTTTCGAGAATATTTGTATTATCTTTAAAGTATTCACTCATATTATTAAACATTTCGGTCATCTCGTTTGAAAAAAAATTCAAAAATTTTGTGAACATAAAAGGTTCTTTAGAAACTAAAACATCCTCGGGAGAAATAAATGATAAGCAAACAAATTTTTGACCACGTATTTCAGGGTCGTTGATGTCGGGGTCATTCCATTTGTATCCATAATATATTAATTAAAATGTATCTTTATATATTTTTTTCTCTCTATGTTTAATATATTTTATAATGTCTGCAAACAATTTCTCTTTCGATGTTGAACAATTTATACTGCGAGTTTTAAAATACTCTCTTGAAGGACTTATAACTGCTTTTGCTGCTTATTTTGTCCCTGGAAAAACTTTAGAGTATCAAGAAATATTAATGATAGGTGTTATAGCAGCATCTACATTTGCTGTTCTTGATTTGTTTGCACCAGCTATTGGACAAACAGTAAGATCAGGTGCTGGATTTGGTATCGGTGCTAATCTAGTAGGATTCCCTGGCAATCAACCAATTAAAGGTACATATTATAATTAAAAAAATGTATTAAAAACAAAATTGATTCAAAATTGTGGTGTCTCTCTTCACTCAAGGGAATGAATTTATATAAATTTAAATATTTATAAAAAAAATAAACATATGACAAAAATCACATGCTAGGTATATACTGCCAATGCAATTCTTCACAAATCTTTTTCCAAATTAAATCTTGAGTGTGAAGCTTGTCTCTGCTTCTAAGCAAAGGAAAATTTTCGATATATTCATCGAGTCCAAGTAATTGCATAAACTTATGCAATACAAAAGAATAAGATAGAAAATTCTTTCTACCTGGTGCAACGGTCAAAACTGCTTTACTAAATGGTACTTGAATTAATTTAAACATACTCCTTAATTTTTCTTCTAATTCCGCATTAAAATGTGGCATATGCATTCCATTTAACCGATGTAGAATAAAAGGAATATGTTCATAGTATTTACGGGCGTCCCCATTTAGTTTTTTCAAAATATCGCGTATTTTATTTGGTGTTAAATCAGCCATATTAGTTATACGCTGTTTTTTGATTTCTAACAAAATTTTATCATAAATGTCATCAGGTATATCTGTACATTGTCTTGCTTGTACATGGTTTAGCCATTCATTGCATACGGCTATACTACTGGTTACCCAATAGATTGGACTATATCTTAAGCATAAATACTTTCAAATATTTACACCCACACCCATGTAGTCTCTGAACCTTTTCAATAAGAACTTGGCTGCGAATTGTCCAAACTTTAAAACTTTTTCACAATACTCTTGTCAATTAAACAAAAGTTGTTTTGATATTAAAACAAAACTATGATCTTAAAGTATAAGGATGTTCTCGCAATTTGGGCATGTCGCCATATTATCATTTATTTATAATAAATATACATATGACTAGCGAATAATTATCGCTATTCCACTCCAATATAAAGTGGTTTATCCTCTTATAAGCCCAGTAACTTATTTCCTTTGGCGGGTCTTTATAAGAGGGTTTTTCATGATCAATAATTATATGCTCAATACTATGACAATCATTGCATTCTATATAACCTTCTGATGTAATAGTAACTATGTTAGAAGATTTACAATATGAACAAATCTCTTCTTTTAAGTTACAAGGGTTTATGTAATTTTTATCAGTCTTTTGCAAATATTTATCAATAATTAAAGCTTTATTAAATTGTTCTTCTTGATTTGTATCTATTCTTGTCTCATCAACTTGTTCTTTACTTGAACTTGAAAACCAATTTAATATAGAATTTTCAATAGGCTTAACCTGAACAGCATTATCAGATACACCACCATTTTCTACCATCTCGTAATATTTATACAAAATATCAGATGTATTTAAAAAATAGTCAACAATATCATTGTCCTTTAACTTTTCAATCTTGGATTCTAAATCAAACTTCTCATCAGTCATATTTAATATTTTTTCCATCAAATTCTCATCGTTACTAACCTTAAAATCATTCTGAAATTTTATAATGGTCTCTTTCAACCTATCGACCTTCTCGGTTAGAGCGTTAATTTCTTTGTGTATGTTTTCAAGATCTGAAATTTTATCATTGTGTTGAATGTCAAGGGTTTTTTTGATTGTTGACTTTTCTTTTTTATTTTGTTTACGGGCAGAAAAGTTTTGACATGTCATTAAAAATTGTTATATATAATTGAAGTTTTTGAATCTTTAAGTTATTTATTTATTTAATAAAAGTTTAGTATTGTTTTTATATGATAATGGTAAATGAGTACTAAACAAACATTTAATAAATTTTCTTCTAAAAACAAATTCAGTTCTATTTTTCGACATGAACAATGTCGGTTTTTACACAAAAATCATATTGGAATTGATTATTTTGGTGTAATAGATACATATAAACCATCATATGCTTTAATTGATTTATTGAAAAAAAAGAATACTTAAAACTTATTGTATATATATCTATATATGAATATCAATAAATCTGTATTTACAGTGAGTAGAGACAAAAATCACTTGTCTGCAGTATACAGAGATAAACGTCATATAATTGGTTTTGGAGACAGAATATTAGCACATCATGTACAGAATAACATTTCTGGTACAAATCCTAAAATCCATGTTGTGACACCAGAGGATTCACAAAATTTCAACATTGAAGTTGAAATTCTAAGTGATACTACTGATAATATTATAGATTCTATTGCTAGACAAAGAGAAGATAATAATACAAAATTTGTAAATATCGTGTATAATGAGTTTGAAATCCCAATCACCCTTGATGTCGACTTGATTATTGAAAAGACAAATGACTTTTCTCAATCACAATTCAAATTAGAGGAACTTGACAAGGATGAGTTTTTATGTTATCCGATTGATAAGTATATAGGAATTATTATCCCTGAAGAGTTAATTGATGAAACTGAAGAAGCATTAGTTTTCAGGAGTCAAATTGTCGAACCTTGTTATGTTCCAAGTTATTACAATGTGAAACATTTAAAGTATATATTTGAATAATAATGTATGACAAAAAACCTTGATTATCTTGAAGATTGTTTGCTTAAATCTAATGTAAAATGTTATAAAAGTATAAAAAGATTTACATTGAATTTGAAACATTCAACAATTCATTCTTTGATTCACAATAGTAATAAAGAGAAAAATCTGATATTAATACACGGAATAGGAGGTAGTACGATGACATTTCTACACATGATTGATTATTTTGTGGATCATTATAATGTGTATTTAATAGATATTCCTGGATTTGGTAGATCTGAAGTTGATGAACATTTTATTTTATCAAAGACAGTACCTAATATGATAGATTTTTTTGTAGAATGTATTTATGAGTACATGAAATACATGAATATTGAAAATACAACTATATTTGCACATTCTTTTGGAGTTATGATATCTGTTTTACTAGCTAGTAAACATAAACAAATGATTGATCAACTTATCATGATTAATCCTGCTGGTTTTCTACCATTTTCAGGATATTTCAGTTTTTATATTGGAATGTTGTATAAACAAGTTTTTATTTTTGACATATTTAAAAAATTTAATAACTATGTATTAAATGCTATAGAATATTTCACATCTTTAGAAACAGCATATCTATTTCGAGTTTACAATCATAAATCATATATAGCTCATAAGATTATTAATAGTGTTATTAAAAAAGATAAATATATATACAATACATTTCCTCTTATAAAATACATAAATAATTTAGATTGTAAAGTTGCTATCATTCATAATCAAAACGATATGATTGTATCTATTAATGATTCAATTTTGATATCAAAGCTATTTGATGTTAATTTAAACATATATGATCATTGGACTAACCATTCTATATCTCATAAATCATCTGCAAAAACTGTATATGATTTTTTTGTAGATTCATGTGAAAAAAGTAAAATCCCTAAAAAATATTTAAATACATACAAATTATCTGATCAATATCTATCATGTTATAATTGTAGTTTTGATGTTATAAAAAGCAAACAAACATATGAAAATTTATATAAAGACTTATTATTTAACTGTAATGAATGAATTCGATACAGATAATAACTAATTTATTTTATATTACAAGTTTTTATTTTTCTATTGAAAAAATATGTTTTTTGAGATTTTCTTTAAAAACATGTGAAAAAATTATATCATTTTTACATAGTATTTTAGCCGTTTTTTTATCGTTAAATGTATTATCAACCGAATATAATTTCAATACTTTTTTTCAAACTGAAATGACCTCATTAAACATGCCTATTTTTGTATATTATGATTCATATACTTCAGATAAAAGCAATATACTTCTGTTGTTATCCTCTGGTTATTTCATATATGATTTATATACAACAACTTTAAGATGTAGGGGACTTGTATACATAATTCATTGTATTGTATGTGGAGGATTTATTATATTATCTTTATTTTCACAATCCCATCATTTTTTTGCATTGTCTTTTTTACTATATGAATTAAGCACGCCTTTTTTAAATATAAGATATTTTTTGAAAAATAAAAAATGTGAAAAAATTAAAACATTAAATGATATTATATTCCTTTTATCTTTCTTTATTTCTAGAATTCTATGGGGTACTGTAATGTCTTATTACACAATTAAATTATTGATAATATATTTACCAATAAATTCAAGTTGGATGTATGTATTGATATTATCAATAAGTTGTTATTTGAACTATTTTTGGTTTTATAAAATAATCAATACAACCAAAACTAAACTTAATATTAACATCCAACATTCGATATAATGTTAGAATTATTGTATCTTACAATATCGTAAAATTCACTATCACATGAATAAAATATATCAAGGTAGTCTAAACATTTCATATCATAAGTCAATACATGTAAATATATCAAATTATTTTCTATTTGATCTCTAATTTTTTTATAATTTGTCATGTAACTAATTATTGTCATGACATTAAAATTATCTGGATTATAATTCTCGTATTTAAATGTTGCATTATACATTACATTTATAATTCTAGTTGTAACTTCTGCATCATGAGGTAAGCTATACTGTGAACTAGTTTTCACAAAATAGAATATGATACTACAAATAGGTGGAGGACGAGGTGGGTTAGGATTTGGCGGGTTACTGGGAAGCTTTGGTGGAGGAAATGGTGGATATGGAGGTGGTGATGGAGGTTTAGGACTTGGTGGTTTAGGAGGGACAGGTGGTTTAGGAGGTGGTGGAGGTGGAGATGGTTTAGGTGGTGGTGGTGAGCATATTGATTGTGGTACATATATTGAACAATTTGTTTTCATAGTATAGAAATTTAATCCCATATTTGTTCCCATGTTACAGTTACAATTATTTTCATTTTCAAAACAATAACAACCAAAGTTAAAATCTTTGTAAGGAGAAGGATATTGACGAGGTGCAAATATTTCTGTAGAAGGGGTACATACAGTTATGTATGGGTTTATTATAGAAGGTTCTTTTCCAAAATCAGGATCTTTATTGTTACGAGTTTGTGTAAACAAACCAAATGTTGAACAACCCAATTCCATTTGAGGATACAAAATACTATGCCAAAAATAAGGATTAATCACATATCTATATAAAAATTCGTGATCTGATGGATTAAACACTTGCAGCTTATAATAAATTACATTGTAATTTGTTTCGCAATTTGTTTGAACGAATTGTCTTCCTTTCATGATATTAATGATTATATCAAAGATTCTAAAACAATATTCATCATATACAGCGTTAGTTGTGTTTATGTAAATAATAGAATAATATTTATCAACATAGGGTGGTGGATTTGGAGAGGGTGGTGAAGGATGAAAAGGAGGCAAATTAACTTTTGGAGGACTTGGAGGTGGCATCATGATTGGTTGTGGTGGTCTTGTTTTAACAGTACAATCTCTAGGTAAATAATTATATAAATCAACAACCGATGATCCAGGGAGACGCAATGTCTTTGGATATCCAATTACATCACCACAACCATATCCATATGCATTATTTGATTCTGATAATGAAAGTTGAATGATTGATAATTCTATATACATTAACATAGAGTTTGAATTTGACAAATCAATGGTTTTACTACAATTTTCAAATTGACATGTTTGTTTTAGATTTATTGGAAATGTCCAACATGACCAAAACTGTGACGGTGAAGTGTTTGCTATTTGAAGCACATTTTTGTATGATGTTTTAGTTAGACTTGGATCAAATGTGTCCATATTTGTAATTATTATTCTACTTGATGGTTCATCTCCTGAGTCAGGCGAATATTGATTCCAACGTACTGGGTATTTGGGTTGAGAATGAAGATATTGATAATCTTTATAAACTGGATTGATTTTTACAGTTATATATAAATAATCATTGTAATCTTTGTAAAATTGTATTTTTCCATATGTATTATATTCATTATCTACAAGAATAGATTCAAATACAATACTATCACATACATCATAGTCATCTTTTGATATCCATTTACATTTGTTTTTATTTGTTCCCCATGCATCAGATGTAGGACATGATGTTGTGTTATTTTTACACGGAATTGATTGAGGAAATTCTATACACCAGTCATTTATTCCTAATGCAGGTAATGCTGAAAAAGAATGAAATAAATTAAATAACCCCAAAAATAATAAAATAATCATGTTATATTATAATTATATTTTTTTACTTTTATATGTTTTTTCATATTTAATAATAGTATCCTTGTTATAAAATATGTTATCATGACATATTCTTGGATGTAAGGGTGAGTGTGTAGTTGTTTTTTTATGATTTTTTAATTTTTGCAAATAAAGAAATTGTTCTATAGATAACATACTTATAGGTACCATACAAACATATGCAACAAGTCTATCATGAACTGCATTCTTTGATGGAGGTAAATTACAATGTATAAGACTTGAATTCCAAACAATCATAGTGCCTTTAGGTACCCTTAATATTTTTGGTTTAATATCACTAATTGCATCATGTGGAATTCTAAAGAACTCTTCGGGATATTCCTTATCAGGATCTACTATATCGCTATAAAATGAAGTATCCAAATAATGTGTCTTTTCCCAACATACAAATCCTCCATCATTTTCATTCATATTGCTTTCTAAGCTTATTGCTGATTGATATAACAACGTGTTCATGTATGGGTTTTTATCAATGTGTGGCCATAGAGACTCTGCAGTTGAATTTGTTCCAAGATTTTTAGGATAGTATGTACAACCATCGTAGCTTGGAACCATTCTTTCTTTTGAATTGTAAATTAATTGATAAACATAATTTACACATATATTATTTCTTATATCCCACATAAAATTAGTATGTCCGACTTTGTAACCTTTTATAATTCCAGCTACTTGATCTGGTAAAGTGTTCCATGAATTTATGTTTATATTTGGATGTAAATTAAAATACCAAGATTTGAACTTTGATTTTAAGTTTTTTACATCATTTTTTGACAATACACGAATAGCTACGTATCCATATTTATCTAAATGATCTTTAATACATTGTCTATCACATATTTCAAAAACAATTGGATAAACATTAATCATAATTACTATAATTTAATCATAAAATATATTTTTTGTTTGTTTTAATGGTTCACATATGTTATATTTTTCCAAGTTAAAATATAAACAAATTAATCTTTCAAAGAAAAAAGGATGTGCAGTATAATATGAATAACCTGACAAATTTCTAAGATATTCTGGTGACAATTTACCATCGTAATAAGAATATCTATTCAATAAATCGGATATAAATATGTCATTGTCTATAATTTCTATAGTTTTCTTAAAAAACTTTATATATTTTTCAACTATAATTCTTTTTGCAACAAATGCATTACAAAAAAATGCTTTGTGTTTTGTAGACATAATGTCCGTTGCTGGATAAAATAAGTTCAAAATATTAAATAAAGCAATAAAAGTATGCGAACCGTGCATTTTTGCACAAGTATCTATATATGGCATGATAACATTGTTTCTAATTTTTATAAAATCATTAATTCCAAATATAGGTAAAACATCGTATTCATCTTTATTTTTGTTGATGTATTCTATTACTTCTTTAGGGTTAGAATTCATTTTTGTTAATAGAGAATATGGAATAATTCCAATAATTTCTGCATCTTTGTACAATTTTTCATTATCGTGTAAGATATTATAAATGTTATTTTCAAACAACTTTGTTTGACCAGTATTTATAGGGATAAAAACTTCTTTATTGAATTGCGATATCTTAAGAGCTTCATTGAATGATTCATTATCATGATATAGTATGAATATTTTCATCATTTTTAATAATAAATATGTTTAGAATATATGTAATATTATGTATGTATTATATTTAGATGGATTATATAATACACATTAATACAATTTTACTTACTTTTATAGCATTATTTTTTAAAAAGCGTCAACCTAAAGAAGTTCCATTTACATTTTGTGTAAAAAATAAACTAAATGAAAAAATTATTAATAATATACAAAGTTTACAATTATATACACCATCAATTATATGCAAAAGTGGAATGGTACAAACATTAATACAACAATATCTTATGTTTACAAATGTTGATTATGAAATAGAACATATAATGACATCAGACAATGAAACTATAACATTAGACTGGAAATATTGTAAAGATAAGTCAAAACCATTGATATTATGTTTACATGGATTAGGTGGAAATAGTAAATCACCTTACTTGAAGACTTTTGTAAATCATGTTACAAATAGTAACTACAACGTTGTTATTTATAATCGAAGACGTCATACAAAAAACAATGAAAAAGGTGATGGAGTGCCTTTTCCAAAACATGTTAATATGGAAGATATGGAACTAGTTGTTTCAACTATTAAAAAGAAATATCCGAAAAATGTAAAATTTTTAGTTGGTTTTTCTGCGGGTGCCAATTTAGCTATAAAATACATTTTCAAACACCATAAAGATTTTTTAGGAACAGTTTCTATAAGTAATGGTTACAATATTTATGATGGATTAAAAATGTTGACTGATAAATCAATAAACACTATTGTGGTAAATTTTCTTAAAAATTTGATAACAAGTCAAGTAGAAAAAGACATTTTACGATACAATTCATCTATAGATATAGATAAAGTGAAAAAAGCAAAAACTGTGATAGAATTTGAGGAATCATTGCTA